TCGGGTTTTCTTACTGTTGCTACGAAGAATTTTCCATAATTTTCTCTAAAGATAAGTAATGGTTCTTGTTCCATGTCTTGTGACTGCTTACACAATTTACTCCACCACTTAAACAAGTTATTTGTTTTAGATGTATATATCTTTGAGTTAAAGCCACTATCTTTATAGAACTTTACTTCAACACAAAATAAATTATGTTTGCCTGGAACTCGTAAATCACCTTTGATTTTACCACTACCTGATCCTGGTGTCTGTTCCCACTTTTCCTCGGTCATTCTACCGAGAAGTGACATTACTTGTTGTTCGCCTCTATTTCCTTTTTGTCTTGAATTAACCATTTAGCACCATATTCGTTGTTGCCATAATAGTTGCCATACCGACTAAGGTACACCCCTGCATAAAAACAGCTATGATTATAGACGGAAAGACTTGCCTACCCCACCAGTCTCTATCTGTCTCTTCCCACTCTTTTACTTCTTCGGGTGTTGCTTCTCTTGTTTTATTTAATTGTAATTCTAATTGTTCAGGCATTTAAGTAACTCATCTCCTCTTCTTTCACTACCTCGATTTTACCGAGTAGTGGGTGTGTCCAGCCATGGGACACGATATATGTATTTAAGTTTTCTTCTTTTAACAGTATTTCTACTAATCTTTCTTTACCTAGTTCATCAAGAACATTGGTAACTTCGTCTAGAAACAAAATGTTTATTTGAGACTTGGAAATACTACTCATTAACTTACGTATTGCAAGTAGAGTAGCCGTATTTACTCGTGCAAGTTCTCCTGCACTAAGAGATAATATGTCTACTGACTTTCCGTTATCTTCAATATTAACATTAAGTTTATCATTTAAAACTACAAACTCTAGACTGAATCTACCATCACTAAGTTCTGCTAGATATTCATTTGTAAGTTCTTCTAAATCTTTTACAAGATTCTCTATTTTATATGCAAGTAGTCCATTTGTACTAAATGCTTTTTTCAAAATTTCTACACTTGCAAGTTTATCACTAAGATTATCTAATCCTTCAATAAGTTCTGCAAGTTCAGTTTCAAAATTTGTTTCTTGTTCTACAATAATACCTATACGGGTATTATGTCTTTCCACATTATTATTGTGGTCGATGGCATCTTGCAAGTCCATCTGATATTGCTTATACTCTTTTGTTAGTTCTGCAATTCTATACTTTAAATTCTCAGCGTCAGGAATATCACTTGTTAAGTTTTGGTCGATACTTCTGTAGGTTTCTTCCCATCTTGCAACTCCTCTTTTTGCTGATTCATGAATTGTATTTTTCTTCTTGACCTCTGCGAGGTTCTCAGTTTGTTTCGCAATTTCTTTTTCACAATACTCCACCGTTTGTTTATGCTCTGCCATCTGTCCTTTGATGAAATCAATATCTACATCTTCACCACATGTCGGACATTCGTGCGTTTCTAAGTCTATCAACTTTTGATACTTATCTAGCATTGACTGTTCATATGCCATTTCACTTCTCCAAGTAGCGGCACTTTCAATATACTTAGTTGTATCAAGTTTTTCAGGGTGTTCAACCAATAGTCTTCTATGTTCATGAATATCTATTGATTCCAACTCCTTTCTGTAATAATTATTTTGATTAATTTTTTTGATATTTTCGGAGATATTTTCAAACTCTATTTGTAATGAACGTAAAGTTTTTCCATCTTCTTCCGAATATTTTGGTAAATCCATTTTTGATAGTAGTGATGTATCTTCCAATTTATTGTCTTTTAACCATTTTTCAATAGTTGCAATTTTCCCATCTACTCGTGAAACTTCTGACCCAAGGGTTCTAGATAGTTCACGAAATACATCGAAATAAGATACATACTTATCTAACTGTAATAAATCAATCAAAAACTTCTTACGGTTTGTGTCGGTGGCCGTAAGGAATTGTAAACTAGCATTGGTATTTTGATAGACAATTTGCGAAAAAGTCTTAAAGTCTATCCCAATAATTTCTTCTAAAGTTTTGTAGGTATTTGTCGCAGTGTGTGAAGAAATGTCCTCACCATTTTTAAGCAATTTTACTTTGATATTTGCACGTCTAACCACGTCAATATGGTATGATTCATCATTAGCTGTAAAATCTAAACTAATGTCATAACCTTTATTGACCTGCCTGTTCGCAATATCTGCTTTCTTAATACCTTTGGAGTTTTTATTAAATAGAACTTCCTCTAAAATTAGAGGTATAGAAGACTTACCAGCACCATTTGTGCCGATAAGTTGTGTCAAAGTGTTGTCGTTAAGTTCTATTTCATTGTCTGAGCCGTAACTAAAACAATTACTCCATTTCAGCTTTTCTAGCGTTATCACTAAATACTCCTATAATTTTCTTGACTTTATCTTCGTCAAGTTCGAGAATGTATGAGAGATATTCCCCCAATTCTTCCTCGATAGTCATTTCTTTGTCAAGTATGAGAGTTGCTTCTGTCTTTCTCTTGATAACTTTCTTATCAAGTAGTTCTGAATTTTTGACCCCGCTCAGGTCTGAAACATCTCCTTCTACTTCGTAAATCGTATGGTGCCATTCAGTTTGCACCATTTCATCTGTACTTGTAACTGTCTTACGAATTAACTGTGGCAAGTCAAATTCATGCCATGTCCAGTTCCAATCGTCATCAATTACTAAATAACCAGTTTTAACTTCGTTTCTATGAAATGACGTAGTCATAGGGCTTCCAGGATACACAATATTTCTTTGAGTATTCTCGTGAGCATGTAAGTCTCCTGCAAAAACCGTTTTAAACTTATCAAATCTTTCTAAGTCTACCTCTGGTGTTACATGTGGTGGTATCTCTCCTCTCACATGTGTAAATATATAATCTACACCTTCAATATCTTCTATACTGCCTTTTCTGTGTAAGTCAGCATAAGGCAAAATAGCCCAATCATGAAGATAGAAAGTCTCGGTAACTACAGTCACTAGAGGGTTTAATTCTTTTGTTACTCTTATTAGATTATCAAAGAATGTTTTATGTTTTCTAGTAGCTTCGTGATTACCGTCATATATTATTGTCTGTACTGTTGTATTCTTCACAAAATCAAAATACAAAGTAAGTTCGTCCATAGAAGGGACTCGGTCAAACAAGTCCCCACCTATGATGTGTAATTTAATACCATGTTTTTGTACAGCTTCTTCCACTTGTTGAAAAAATAATTCATATCTGGAGCAAGCCCAGGACATAGGAACGTTTTTCTGCCCTAGCTTAATATGCCAATCTGCTGTAAATAAAATCATTTATTTTCCTTTTGTTGTTTTCTCCATTCTGCTAACCATGGAGCATTATCTCTTTCTGCATCTAAAAAGATTGCATTAGTAAAAGATAATGGTAGTAATACACCAATGTGTACAATTATACTTGTTATTGTAGAATAACCAAGCCACCCCATGTAATAAGAGGCTAAAAATCCAAAATATACTGACCACATAGTAAACAATACTAACATAAAGTAAGTTTGTAAACTAGGGTCAGGTATATATTTTAATGGATTGTATTTTGCGTTCATAACTAAACGCCAGCTATCTACAATAAACAATACTGTTTTTCTGTAATAGTTCATCCTACGAAATCTTCTCCTGGTGTCCATTCGCACCCAGTTAAACCACCAGCTTTTAATGCTTGTAGTGTTCTTAATATTTCGTTTGCATTTCTACCTGTGTTGAGAGCATTGATTGATATGTGTTGAATATATCCTTCAGGGTCAACAATATAAGTTGCTCTGTAAGGTACTCCTTCATCACTAACTATTCCTAATTCATCTGCCAGCACATTATTACAATCTGCTAATAGAGCGTGAGCAACACCGTATAATTCAGCGTGCTCATCTCCTGTTTTCCAATTCCATTTACACCACTCATTGTCTGGGCTTATGCCAAAAACTTCGCTAGTTTCTTGCAGTAAGGTATCCATGCCTACAATTTCTGTAGGACAAATAAATGTAAAGTCTTTGGGATAGAAATAGATAACTGACCAATCTGATAAATCCCAACTGTGTACAGTAATAAAGTCATGGTCTGCGTCTTTCCAATCTTCATGTTGAAAAGTCATATTACCACTAACTCCAGTGAGGTTAAACTCTGGAAATTTATCTCCTACTCCAATCATGATAAGTCAAACTCCTCGTTTATACTTTCATCTGCATCGGAATTGGCAGAACCACTTCTGATTCTGTCTAATAATTCTTTTTGTGCATCTGCAGTAGGTCTTGGTAGGACTTCGTCCATTGACTTAAGTTCAGCAATAAGCTCTTGCTCATCTTCTGTAAGTGGTCTTGGTTTACACTTGAGTGGTTGTAATTGATACTCCACATTGTAAGCCATTGGGCCAGTCTTAAGTCTTTTGAAGTAAACGTCCCAACCTGTTTCTGGGTCGGCAGGATCGCCTAAATCTTCAGCTGCTAATATGATTTGCTCAAGTAATTTCTTTTTAAGATTAAGAACTTTTACTTTACCACCATGTATACACTGAATAGCGTATGACCATGTGCATTTCATATCTGGGTAGTATTCTCTTACCCAATCTTTCTCAAGATTTGTAAATGCTTCCTTTTCTCTATCAAAAGATAGACATTCGAAAGGAACATTCTTATCATTCTCTCCTTTTAGCCAGTAAACGTATCTTGCGCATACATCACCAACTAAACGTACTGTGTTATCTCCTTCTACATATGTGTAGGATTCGATTTTACCTTTTTGGGCTTCGCCCTTTAATTTATTAAATGTTAATGCCATTGCATTTCTCCTTTAGTAACTTCTTCAAATTTAAAATGGATTCTACCATTCTCTACTCGAAGTAGTCTGTTTTGCGTTAATATATCTTGCTTTCCTGTATAGACCAGCAAGTCCAGTGTGGTATCTTTTCTACTTCGATATTCAAATACATTGCGGAGTGAAGCGATACCTGCATACTGCGCAATCTCCACGTCTGAATATCTAGTTCTCTGAATAAGCAAAGGTTCAGGATTGACCAAAAAGCTATCGCCATGAAAGCTCTTTTGCCAAAACTTGAACCGCCTATCCTTTCTATTGATTGGAGGTTCTTTTTTATAAGTCAGAATATAAAGAATGGCAACTATGTCACCAACTTTTCCATTCGTCTCTTTTAGTATCTTTTTCCAATTATAGAGTATCATTATATCAAAAATTTAACCATATGTCAAGAAGTATTTTTCGATGCTCATATCGTCTCAACTTCATAACCTTGTTTCATGTAATATCCCATTCTCGCATTTGCCTGACGATTTGCTGTTTTACCGACTAAGTGAATATCTACTATAATCGGTTGAGGCTTATCTTCATGTATTCTGATAATACGTCCTACAAGCTGAGTGAGCAGGGGTTCGTTATTTATAGGAGTTGCTAAAATTATACAACTCAAACAATCCAATGATATTCCTTCTGAAAATATACTTTGTGTTCCAAATAGAACATCTTTGTCTCCAAAAATTTGTTTTATGAGTGCAGGTCTTTCTTCGTGTGGTATATCACCAGTAACACAAATAGAGTTATCTCCAACAAGTCTATTACATTGTTTAAGAAAATCTACTCTATCTGATACTACTAGCACTTTATGTCCACGAGCAGCATACTTAGCCGCTAGAACTGCCATCATGTTTTGGTACTCCCAGTTATATGCTATTGCATTTATACGAGAAGCCCAAGGTGTATTTGCACCATCTGGAAATCTTATTCCCGATTTGAGAATATGTACTTTTGGTACTAGGTAATTCTCTTTTGGTGGTTTATACACATTTGTGTTAAAGTAGTCTCGAAAGATAACATGACGTCCATCTTTCCTCTCCATTGTACCTGTTAATCCTATCTTATACCTTGCTTTACTAGCATCTATAATACGAGTAAATGTGGGGCTAGATACATGATGCATTTCATCAAGTATAATAGTTCCAAAAACATCACTAATATCCTTCATTCTACGATATAGAGTTTGTACATTACCTATAACAATCGGAGCATCAATTTCATATCTTCCGCTACCTACTATTCCAGGTGTAATTCCAAATACTTTTTGTACTTCTTTTTCCCACTGCGATCGTAAAGCTAAAGTGTGGGTTACAATCAATGTTTTCTGTTGAAGCTTATTCGCGATAGCTAACGCAGTAAAAGTCTTTCCCCAACTGACCCACGCGTTTATTATACAACTGTCATTAACATCATCATATACCGACTGTTGCGAAGGTCGTAATTCAAACTTAAAGTCAAAAGGTTCAATTGGTGAGTCAACACGCTTATCGACTATCTCGTAATCATCTGGTATTAAATCCGTTCTTCCGCTTGGGAGGGTAACTAAACCTTTTCGAACTATGCCCATATTCTTTATGATAAAAGGCGGGTCTAAAGGATTTCGTGGAGGTATAGAATATGTAAGTTCTTCGTCTAATTTAGACTGAAAACTATTACTTACTTCCATGAATATTCTGTTACTAATTACTGCTTTCATAACTCAATCCAAGGATTAATATTTATACTAGTCCTTTTTCCACGGAACTGTTGTACGCCATGATACAATCCAGGAGAAAAAACAACAAGTCTATTTCTTTTAGGTGTAATTACTACTTGATTTTTAAACATTAACTGTCCACCTACTAAATTATCGTCTGCAACAGGATAAAATACACAAGAGCACAGTGGAAATCTAAGTTCCTTCTTTTCTGCATATAATTTTTCATCTTTGTCATAGTGCCAATCTAAAGGTCTACTAAGGTGGTGAGACCAACATTCATAAAGTTTCATTAATGATAAATCAAAATGATTACCTGCTTCAGATAGAATATAGTATACATAGGCAGATGCCTCCGAAATACTTTTAGTTTCTTTTATCTGTAGTGGAATAGATTGCAATAATGCTTCATTCATTAAATCATCAACTACTACAATCATACTTTTCTCCATGACTTCTTTTGTTTTGTTTCTGAAAAAGAATATAAAATTGATGGGTGTTTTCCATTGTATAATATATTCGCATACTTTATTGTTGCTTTTGGTGGTCGTTTGACGAAAAAAGGAAAAGGGATATTCGTAACCCAAATAAGAGTTGCAATATCTTTCTTTTCCACTTTTTCTATTTTATGACTAATCAAATCCCAAGTCTTGTTCTTTACCCAACGAAAAAATTTTCCATTAGTGTCTATATAATAAGGTTTCCCCTTGTGGTGAACAAAGTCACTAAAAGATTCAATCATCACTCTTAACTTGTATAAGTTCTTGTGCGGGGACTGTAATCTTCTTACTCCAAGAGTTTCTCCCTTCATGTTTTTATCATCTACTATCTGTGTATCACAGTATAGTAAACCATCTCGTTCTTCTATTTCGTCAGAGTGAAGAACATATACTGGCCATCTAATCTGTTCCAGTTTCATATTGTTTTTTGAATTTACCCATACTGTAATCTTCGTCTACTTCGAAGTCGCAGCCTATTGGGCAACCTGGTATTGATAGTCCTCTATCTTTTTGAATACTCTTGAGAAGAATTTTATTATACTCGTCTATATAATCATCATCAACTTCAGCTAAGACTGAGTCATGAACTAGAGCAAATATTTTCATATTCTTCTCATATCCTCTTTCACATATTTCTTTGTGAGCATCGACAGCGCCTAACAAATTAACATCAGACGCTACCGATTGAACTAGAGAATTGATACCTGAACGTACTTCATGGGCAGCAATTGCTTTATCCGTTGACTTTACGTTTGGTAATCTTCTCTTTCTTCCAAAGAAAGAATAGATAAATCCTTGTTTCTCAATAGTTTTCTTACAAGTATCTAACCATTTCTTTAGCTTATGAAACTGCTTGAAGTAATCTTCAATAACTTCTTTAGCTTCAGTAGTGCTAAAATACTTGCCACTATCTTTAGTAACTTGTTCACTAATCTTCTTCGGCCCAGCCCCATACATAATACCGAAAGTAACAGCTTTTGCCATTTGTCTTTCAGTAGAATAATACTCCGCAACCTCGTCTACATCACAAGGCAAATTGAATACTAACTTAGCAATATTACTATGGAAGTTTCCCCCATCTTGAAATACTTGTTGAAGTGCTGTGTCCTCTGCTAGTACAGCAGCACAATATACTTCAGCTGTTGTTAAGTCCATAGCTACTATCTTCTTGCCTTCTCCAGCGCGAATACAACCTTTGACAATAGGGTTATCCCTAGGTATCTGTTGCATATTCATTTTACCACTAGAGGACAATCGACCAGATGTTGTGCCGTGCAGATTAAAACCTGTACGAAGTCTACTGTCTCTGTCGAGAGCAGGTATAATCTTATCTAAATAAGTAGATTTGATTTTTACCTTTTGTCTAATATCAAGAATTAGTTGAGGTACTGGGTGTTCTTCAGCTAATTTACCAAGAACTTCAGCATCTGTTGAGTCTGCGCCAGTACCAGTCTTTTTGCCAGTTGGTTTTAAACCTAAGTAATCAAATAGTAATGCACGAAGTTGCATTGTACTATTAGGGTTGAAGTCTTTACCCTGTGCTTTTTCAAACATTGCTACTTCTTTATAATTATAGAGTTTAGATACTGCACTATCGATTTCTTCTTGCATCAGCACCGTTGATTTCATGAGACGCTCCGCATCAAACGGAACACCATTACTCTCTACATCAAGAAGAAAAGATGTGGCAGGAAGTAGAATATTTCTGTACACATTCTTTAGTCGAGGGTTATCCTCAACATAGGGTAAAAACTTCTCATAAATGAGGAACGTACAGACTGCATCATAAGCAGCGTACTCTTGCATGATTTCAAATGGAATCATATCCCAAGTAAAATCACTTTTGAGTAAACCGTTACGCTTACGATACTCCTCTATCCAGTCGTACATAGGTTTCTCATAGTCTCCAAAAGGAGTGAACTTGAGGGCTAATTGTTTCAAGCCATGAGTACCTGGTTGCTCATTTAATGTGTAATGCATTAACATAGTATCCTCGAACTGTGGAAACTTAAATCCAAAGTGAAAACGGAAGAAGGCTATATCAAACTTACTGTTATGAAAGACTACTTTCTTTTTATTAAACAGTTGTAATAGTTTCTCAGCTTTTTCATCAATACAATCAGTACTAATATAAGCTCCGTGATTTGCTTTGTATGCAAGGGAAATACCTAACATATATCCATCACGAGGATACAAGCTTGTTGTCTCTGAGTCAAGTGCAACAAAATCATTTTCATGACTAATTGCATCTTCTAAAAATTTATAAAGTTCTTCACTTTCAGTAATACCGAAACAGTGGTCACTATCTAGTTTCTCTTGTTTCAGCTCACCTGCGATATACTTTATAATATTACTCTTTGAATCTTCCCAACTTTTCTTTGCTTCGGGTTTGAAAGCTAACATGGCAGGGTTAATAACGGGTAGGAACTTATCTTCTACTATTCTACCTGTATACTCTGTGATTGAGGTACTTTTGGTAAAATACTTTAGTGGTTCCGAACCTACTAGAATTACCCAGTCATATTTTTCTAAGTCAATGTTAATATCCACATCTCGTTTAAGAACTTTCTTAATCTGCGGATTTGAACAGAGAACATAAGAATCAAACTCGAACTTATTATCGAAAAGTTCGAAGAACTTATTTCTGCTTGGTTTACTTTCTATTAATGCTACTTTTTTCATATTATATATTATACTAAATTTTGAACCTTCTGTCAAGTATTATTTTTCTTGTGGTTGGGTAGGTTGATTTCCTCATTATCCAAGAGATACAAAACCTCTGTCAAATATTGGAGTTCAAAACACTCAGTTCCACCGTTTTTCCGCAAAGGTTCATACATTGGTAGGCGAGGCGCACAATCGTGTGCAGTTTCTTCAATACGAAGTGCTTCGTATAAAGTTGTGTGAATTTCTTTTAGTATATCAAACTTCGGAAACCCCGCCCCTCTTTCTTTTGTTGTTCTGCCTGTAATTCCTACTTTAAAAGCATCTTCAAATTTTACACAGTATACTATAGCTGGAGACTCTCTCAATTCTTTAGAAAGACTTTCTCTATTAAATAGATTTGTTTTAGAATTACATACTGGACACTTTGCTTTTTCAATTCCATATAGTCTTGATTCAACTGTGTGTCCACATTCTTCAAATCTTACAAGTACTTTACTATGCGATCCTACTCTTGCTTCTGATAAAATAGTAATATTATTTTCTTTTGCTTTTGCATGGTAGTCTACACTAGCATAATTATTTTTATTTGGATTTAAATTTTCCATTTTGTCTGAAGCAAGTAAATATTCTAATCTATTATTTACTGCTCCTGGGGTTCTTACTCCGTATCTTTTATAATATTGATACTGACACTCTACCGAACCGCCATCTAATTCATAATACAACTCTATTAGTTGCTTATCTTCTTGTTCTGTCCATGCCTTTCTTACGGGTTTATGGTAAAAAGCATCTTCTGCTCCCATGCCTCTTACTGTTGTGTAGGCTCTTTTTATAGAACCATAACCAGGAGGGTTATCCCACGGCCATTCTCTTTGTACTTGAAGTTTTTCTTTTCCTTCTTCAATGCACTTCTCTATAAACTTATATTCTTCTAGACTATACGCCATATAACTTCTCTTTTAATGTGTTTACTGCAAACTCACTCAATGCTCCAGCGTCACCCAAGTCTGGAGATATTCTTATTGTATAATGTTTAAGACCTACTTTCTCACATTCTGTTGCTACTTTTTCTGCGTGGGTCGTACCTGCTTCATCAGGGTCAAAACATATATCTACTTGATCTACTCCTCTCATTTTTAGAAGTTCTAATTTAGGAGTTGTTACATTATTTACTCCGAAACAACACATAGCATTTGTTAATCCTTTATCATGTAGATTTATAACATCATAGATACCTTCTACAAGAATAACTCTACCTTTGATTGGCTTTGCTGCAATCGGAAAAAGTGGTAGCTTTACTTTTGGTGGGTGGAAGATATATTTAGGTTGATCTTTGATATGACTATTTACTTTTAGTCTACCATTAAATGCTACTATTTTTCCTGTAATATCTCTTATAGGAAACACTATTCTATCTTTGAAGGGTGAGTTTATACTTAAAAATGCTTCAAAGAGTTTATATGTTTCAGGTTTTATATTTCTTTCGTTGCCTACATAAGGCATAATATCTGAAGGTATTTTTAATCCTACTGATTCTGACCGTTTCTGTTCTATTCGCTGTCGAACTTTTTCTCGTAAGATATCCATTTTATTACTTGGTTTATCAAAGTGTTTGAATATATTACCTTTAAAACCACAAGAAAAACAGTTAAATACTCCTGTAATTTTATCTATTCTCATACTAGGGTTTGTATCGTCATGCTCTGGATTTAGGCATGAAACAATATAATCCGCAGGTGAGACTTTAAAGGGTATCTTTTGTTCTGCTAATAATTCTTCTACTGTCATTTTCTATATACTTTTCCTCTATCTTCTATTAAGAAGCCATTCAGATGGTCTAATTCATGTTGGACTACTCTTGCTTCAAAATCTTTAAATTTTCTTTTTATCTTTACAAATTTTTCTTCTCTTATACTTGTGTATTCTAGCACAATATAGCTAGATCGTTTTATTCTTACCATAACTCCAGGGCAACTTAAACAACCCTCAAAATCACTTTTCATATAAGAACTTCTTTCTAATACTTTAGGGTTTATAAATACTTCTGGTTCAGGATACCCTGCTAAAAATACTCTGTAGGGTAAACCAATTTGTATTGCTGAAATACCTACTCCTTTATATTCTTCCATAACTGTTTCTAGTTTATTTATTAAAGAAGAAACTTCTTCTATAGTGCTATTAAAGTCTTCCGACATTACTCTTAATTTATTTTTGTCTGTTACTAACAATTTCTACCTCCTTTGGTAAATCTTTATCACAATGAGGACATCTATAAGGTAATCCCAATAACTTTCTATAAATACAATCTTTCAACCACTCAGTCATTCGCCTAACCAAAAGTCGTCTTCCAACTGCTGTTCCCATGTTTCTTCAAAGATTGTTCTAAATTCTTCTCTATCAGGTATGGGTATCTTTATTCCTTGTATAATTTTTACTTGTAATAGTTCTTTCACATATATTTCATATGCTTGATCTAGTTGTGCTTCTGTATATAATACCATTACTCTCCTAATTGTTTTTCTACTAATTTTTGTACTCTTGATAGTCTATACCACAAACCATTATACATTTGTGTAGACCCGTCTTGCCATTCAACTATATATCTTTTATACCCAAATGGTCTTTCGCTAAATATTCTTACATCTCCGTAATTTACTTCTAATAATCTCATAATTCTTGTGCCTCTTCTCCATCTGCTCCATCATACATTTGTTCTTTCATTTTTTCTTTTTCAGTAGGGGTAAGTGCAGTAGCTGGGCCAATCTTTAATGACTTCCAATCTACTTCACTTGAAAACCCTTTGACTTCATTGTTTCTCATTTTCGTACAATTAAAAGTCATACATCTATCTTCTGGAGTCCATGTTTCCAAAGAGTAAGCTGCGTCTGCAGCATCTAATATACCTTTAGCAAATCTAGCTTCTCCAGTTGAATCTGTTTGATAGGGAGCAAAAACCATTGTTTCATACTCCTGTGCGTAAGTTTTCAGTTTCTTACTTATTTCTATCTGTTCTGTCCAGTCATACTGACCGTTTCGGCTTGGTGCATTGTGGCGGCGGACTTGGTTCAGGTAGTCTACTATGACAATGCCAACATCGGCACGACTTACCCTCTTATCGAGTTCGCTTTGAATTTTTGAGAGAGTGAGGGAAGGGTCATAGATAACATCTAGTTGTCTTTCCTCTGATAATGGATTTTTTGTGAGCTTCCTATGAAACTCGTCAAAATCCCTGTGTAATTCAAACTCTCTGAGATGATCGTGCCCATTCTCAAAACGTCCTGCCCACCAACCTGCAACGAGATTCCATTCTTCTGTACTCATGCTTTTATCACGAATATTTGTGAATGGAACTCGTGTGGCTATGGAACACATACGTTGTAAGATTGCACGACTATCCATCTCAATAGTGAAATACAAAGCTGTTCTACCAGCTTCATACACATTTACAGCAAGATTACAAGAAGTCAATGACTTACCTGAACCTCGCCTACCACCAACTAACACCAAATCTGTTGGTGAAAATTTGACGCTTGCGTCATAATCTGTATTCAATCCTAAAGGTAAATACTTTGACCTTTGTTCATCATCTTCAAAGAGTGTAATCATTTGCATACTCTCTGCAGGTGGTACAATATCAACTTTATCACTTACCTTTAGAACTATTTCTTGTAGTTGTTCTATATTTTCTTCTGCTGTTGCCATCGTTACTGTTTTATCTACATACTTATCTAGTTCGTCTAATATCTCTATTTGTGCATATTCATTTTTCAAATAGTCAAGAAGGAGGTCAGCATCTACCTCGACTTCAATACTTTCGATGGCTGTTAGTTTTTCTTTTAAGTTTGTATTACGAACTTCGTATGTTAGTTCTTCAAATGTTGGGAGAGATTGATATTGGTCAACGTGCTTATCCAAGACGTCAAAAATCCCTCGGTACTCGCCAGGAAGGTAAATTTCCTTAAGCTGAGACCAAGTATCTAAGTCTTGTTGTTCTACTATTTGTTTTAGTAATGCACTCGCAATATTCATAACTCTCTCTCAAAAAAAGGGAGGGTTTGCCCCTCCCCGCTAAATATTGCTAGTTAGCCTATTTCTTTTCTAGCTGCTCCGTTGTAATCGGCACATTGTAGACCTCTTCTGGTCAACATTGTTTTAACACCTCTTACTGTTTTGCCGATTTCATCAGCAATTTCTTGAACAGTCATTCCAGAAATATCAAGGTCAGCTAAGACGTCTGCTTTGCTTGAACCTTTAGTGTGTTCTTGCTTAGGAATAGCGTTAATATCACCACTTCTAAGTAAAGATAGAGCTTTACCTCTGATTGAGTTAACAGATTTGCCAAGTGCTTCTGCGATAGCTTCTACGAAAGCGCCATCGTTAACCATTGATACAAACTGCTCTTCTTCTTCAGGAGTGTAAGTTCTTACACTTTCAACTTTAGGAGCAGGCTTAACATGCTCTGTAAGTTCCATAGAAAGGATTTTACCTTGAATTGATTTTGCTGAGAATGCTCCGCCTTCGAAGTTCTCGGCTATTTCAGCATATGTGTATGAACCAGAGTTATCTGATACAAAGTTTGCTAGTGTTGCTTCTTGCTCGTCAGAGAAAGATTTGCTAGCTGAAGCTGAAGCCAATTCAACATCAAAACCCATTTTTCTTAGCTTAGAAGATACACTTCTTGTAGAAGTTTCTAAATCTTCAGCAGCTTCTGCAACCATTGCCTGTGTTACAGGACTTGAATCACCGACGAAGTCCACTAGTTGCTGTGTTCTTTCGTCTGTCCATTTTGGTAATGCCATGTTTAATTTTCCTTTAAAATTTGTTTTATGTTGTTATAAATTGTAACGCCCATTGACTGAGCCTTATTAGTTTTTGCGGATTCTATACCACTTTCATTTAATAGAATCGTAACATCTTTTGTAAGATTATCTTTTGTCTCATAGCCATACTTTTGTAAAACTTTCTGAGCCGCTGCCTTGGTAGGGTAGCTCTTTAATTTACCTGTGATACAAACTACACCTTTCTTAGGGGTATAGTCGACTTCTGATTTCTCACAAGAGAAGGTGAAAGGTAATTCATAGTATTCATTGGAATGAAACTCGTTCACTAACCAATCTACTAAATTCGACGCCGCTTTAGGACCGAGACCACTATCCATACATTTTTGGTATGATATCTCTGAAATATGCGAGATTATGCTCGTTAACTTTTTGGTAGCGCTCTGCCCTATCAGCGGTATCGAAAAAGCTGGAAGGAGTGTAGTTAAGTCTGCTGATTTAGAGTTTTCTATCTCAGCAAACAACTTCTCTCCAAGTTTTTCCGAACCTAGTATTTCTATGAGTTCACTTTCTGTGAAAGAGTAGATATCATGATAGTCTTGCAAATCAAGTTTTTCAATTGTTGCCTTTCCAAGTCCTCTAATTTTTAGAGTCTTGGCAAAGTGTTCAACTCTTTTAGAACTCTTTGCAGGACAGTTCACATTTCTACAAAATAATTGGTCGTTCACAGTATCTAGTGCTGTATTACAAGCGGGACAATGTGTCGGTATAATTATTTCTCTCAATATCTGCCTCTCTTTCATTTTATAATAATATTATATCAAACGATTAACCATTTGTCAAGATTTATTTTTTGGAAAGTGGGATAAAATAAGCGATGAAATTTTGAAACACTCAGTATGCCCTCCAAACTTTTGTAGAGGTTTATAACTTTCATGTTCAAACTGCTTATGTAGTTCCTGCTCTAACTTCCAACAGTTATAAATGGTGTCGTGATAAGTTCTTTGGATTCGTAAATCATAACCCTTAAAACCACGACTTCTTTTGATAACATGCCGCCAGTCTTTACCACTAGCGATTCCTACTTTGATACATTCTCTTTCAAACGTTTTTTGGTTTACAAGTATAACGCCGTAAAGAACTCCTTCCCTATCTTTTTCGTGAGGGTGATTATCAAAGTAAGTTTGATTGTAAACTCCAGCCATTATCCTAGCTGGGTTAAGATGCCTGTTAGCAGGATAAAGCAAGCCACAGCATTTAACATAATTAATGCCCTGTCTTTCCATGCAATAGATACATAGAGCCAACCTGCACAGCCTATAAATGATAAACAAGTATCAATGAAAGGACTTACTCCTGAAGCGCGAACAACCATAGCTAAGAGTAATACAAGTGAAGCACTCCACTTAACATACCAATCAGTTGTTTGTTTGGGTGTTGCGCTTTTGAATATTCTTTTGCTGTTTTCTATCTCGCCTTTTGAGTATTTCATTTAGTTCGTTTATCCTATTGTATAAATTGTATATTTGTTCGTTTTGTTCTTTGATGTGTAATAATAGCATTTCAACTTTGCTCATTATAATAATCCATCATATCATTCCAGCGCATAAAGCATTGTTCTTCTGAAACCCAATACCAGCCTGGCCATTTGTGTTCTTCTAATAAATACTTACTTTCTCTTTTTTCAGTATTGTCTATTTGTATACTAATCATTAACTCTCCTTAATACTTGAGGTATGATTTTTCCTGCTCTAATTACTTCAATCTTGCAACCAAGTTTTAAATCGAGAGCTTCGATTATAGACTTGTTATGTAATGTTGCTTTAGAAATTGTTGCGCCATCTATATCAATCGGGTCGAAGTGTGCAACTGGTGATACTGCACCTGATTTACCTACTTGCCATGTGACTGATTGGAGGATAGTGACCACACCTTCTTCCTGCTTCTTAAGGGCAAAAGCACCTCTAGGGTGGTGGGAGGTATAACCGTGTGCATCAAATCTATCGTTTTGTGCTACACGAAATACTAACCCGTCCTGAGGAAATTGGGTGTAGTCGCTATCAATGGCAGTATCGAATCCGAAGTCTGAAACCTGTCGCATATCCGATACATAATTGTCTGTTAAATATGGAGATACTCCATGTGCTACAAAAGTTAAATCTCTTGTAGCAAATTCTTTGCTGTCTTTTAATCCTAAAGCTCCAGCTGCATAGTTTCTTGCATTGGGTATCTCTTTGGGAGCTACTACTTCTCCCGAAATCTGTATCACCCCATCATAATCTATATTATTTGGGACTAGTGTTTTTATTAGGGGTGTGATATCTAGTCCTTCTATTCCGTCTCCTCGTGTTAATGCTTTATGCACTTCTCCACCACCATAAAGTATACTTATCGCTGCTCCGTCTAACTTAGCAGTAGTAATAAAGTCGTCAGTCCCCCAATCAGGAGGACTGTCGATGCCTTGTAATACTTTCTGGAGGGAGAACATTGGAAACAAATGCTTGTATCTGCGTTCATAAGAACTCTTATAACCGATACTTTCTTCAGTTACCATTGTTACAAGGTAATCAAAAATCTCATCACTCATAATGGGATTACCATTATAGTATGCTGTTTTTGCTCGCTTGATAAGATTTTCTAACATTTATATATTATACTAAAAATTTAACCATCTGTCAAGAACTATTTTCCGATATGTTCAACATCATCTCGAGGGATAACTTGGTATGCACCTTTGTTGTATGCTGGTGCAATGGTATACTTCTTACTAATTTCAAGTTTCCATGAGTTATCAACTTTTGTTCCAGTACCTGCGCTGGTGGAGCTGACTGGAATCGAACCAGCGACCTTCGCAGTGCAAGTGCGACGCTCTCCCTGCTGAGCTACAGCCCCTCGTTGTTTGGTATCCCGTACAGGACTCGAACCTGTGTTGCTAGGATGAAAACCTAGTGTCCTAGACCGACTAGACGAACGGGACTTGCGTTTGATTTTGCGACCATATTGGTCATAATTTAGACTTCCTTTTATTATCATAATATATATTATACTAAAATTTTAAGGTTTTGTCAAGAATTATTTTTAGGTCAGGTAAATTTGGTCTAATATTTCTTTGAAGTTATCTTCTAGTATAGATTTACTTTCTGCAAGAGATAATATTTCTACTAATCCTATAAAAAGTTCTCTACTGTTTTCTAAGTCTAAAGGCATAGTTAACCCTTCCTTTGAAGGCAACCATTCTTCATCAAAGTTAAGATAATACTTACGCAGGGACATATATTCAACACCCCTAAAAGT